TACTTCTGTAAGGTCAATTAATTTTTCGGCGATGCCGCCACCTCCACCGCCGCCACCTCCGGCAGCTCGTCCGCCAGAACCTCCGCCACCAATGACTTTCACGTAGCATTTTCTGCCTTTGCGTAACTCATCAGGCACAACCCAATTCACAACACCGGGAGCAGAAAAAACGACCATGTTTTTATAGCCAAAGGCTGACTCTTCCAAACCAAGGTTTGCGAGAGCCGTTGCAATCGCTTCTGCGCCATCTGATGCGATATCACCAAACGGATTCGAGCGACTTAAATATTGTGCCGCAAAGCCGGCAGTCAGCTTTTCAACAAACCCAGGCAAATCCCCGTCATCCAGCACGTCCTGATCCGTTTTCTCGCTCACAAACTGTGCCAACGCAGCAGCGATAAAACTTGCCTGCCGAAAGGCTTTGTTCATTTGCGCACTGGACGCCTTACCAGACATAAAGCCGGATAAAAGCGCGGGCAGGTTTTCCCAGTCAGCCTGGGGTGTTACGTTTGCGCCAGGACCAGCCGCGAACGGTTTAAAATCGTTAATAGGCATTAGAGTAATTCTCCCCATGCGCCGTCATCAAATCCGGCGATATATTCATTGTCCATGTCAAAACCGAAAAATCGGTTACCTTCTGACGGTGTTTCTACCGCCGGGATTTCTATGCTTCCTCCCCATACTCCCGCAGCTTTCACTGTCAGATACCCCTGTCGAATGGCCGCAATAAGTTCAAGAGAAACGTTTGAAATGTCAGTCTCCGGGAATACCCAGATGCTGATGGTCATGTCCTGGTTGTCGACGATCTGCATTTTCAGACCTGAACCTTCCAGCGCAGCGTCAAGGATTGGCGGGAGCGAGTCGTTACGGCCGTCCCAGTTGTTAATTGCAATTTTCGCTTTAAGGATTATTCGGTAGGTTTCATCACTCAGGGTCGTGTAACCTGAATCAGGATCATACGGCCCCTGCCATACCCCCTGATCGAAACCAAGACCATCAATATCCAGGCTGAAATAAACTCCACTGATTGGCTGGCTGACAATGCGGCTTCGTCCGATCCACAGACCGAGAATGTCGAGTTGCACACCGACGGCTGTATCGATATCAAAGGCACTTACCAGCCCTCTTGTGGCGGTAGAGATATCAATCAGTGGTCGGGTGCTGAGATCGATATGGTCAAAAAATTTTGGCTTCGTCGCGTGGTAGTTGGTGATTAACCCGGTGTACTTGCTCATGACGTCACCGTGATAGCGATGTTTGTCGGGTTACAGGACGCTGATTCGTTGTAGGCAATATCGATATTTGCCGCCGCTAATGATCCGGCCGATTTGCCGATCAACAGTTCCTGAATGTCGTAATAGCGCGCACTGCCACCACTGACTACGCCAAGGTTCGCCGGCGAGTAAATGCGGCTCAGCAACACTGAATCACCAATCGTCAGCCCGTTGATATAATCAGCGACCGCCTGCTGGATCTGCACACCGATTTGAGATGTATAACCCGCGAAGGCTTTCAGCGTGATACGCCCGTAGACCGGGACATCGGTCGACCGGGAAAAGCTGATAACGTGCGGATTGCCGTAAGTGTCCGGCACCGTAACAGAGGTGGTCCCGTAGGTTGACGTCCCCTGCCCTTTACTGCCCCTGATGGTCTGGGCTATTTCTGTAATGTCACCACCGTCAACAATGGCAGAAATTGAATGCGGAGGAAGACCGTTAACGTCAACAGCACCAGTATCGTTCTCGTAGAGCTTGTGTCGCGTCACGCCAGCAACATTGGCGATCGCACCGTCGACACCCTCAAACGGTGTGACGGACGGTAGCGCTACGCTCTGCCCCTGCCGGATACGCAGCTCTGCATCGGTTTCTGCCGGTGCGCCAACAGTGGCCGCCGCAGGATTTGTTACCGATGTCCAGCCACGGGTGGGCGTGTTGATGGTGGTGATAGTTCCGGCCAGTGCGGCAATCGCTCCGCTGTTAGCGCTCGTTGCAGTCGCCAGTACCGTTCCGTCGACACTGATTGACACAGACGTCGGGAGATTCCAGATAATGTTATTCTGGTCCCGCACGGATCCGTTTGCAATTGTCGTGCCGGCAGTGCCAGTAAGCAGCAGATCTACAGTCGAGTTCGTCGCCCCTTTGCGCGCAATACCGTTAATTTTTACATTGCTGGTTAGCGCTGCACCGTACCCGGTTGCAGGAGAAAAGCAGTTATAGACGGAAATGGCTGTGTTGTTGGCATCGTGAATCGCCAGTGCCACCAGCGCCACCATCTGGCCGTCTTTGCTGTCCGGTTCCAGATAAGCATCACTGCCATAAATCTGCTGGAAATAGCTTGTCAGGGTATCGAGTATCGTCTGATAATCGGGCGCACTAATACCCTCAGCGGTTACCGTTGCCGATAAGCCGAGTGTGTCCAAATTGAGGGCCATTTATGCCTCGCTGGTTACTGTCGTTGTTCCGTAGATGGTGTCGACTGTAGAGGTGAACTCAACGCGGCGCGTCGTGGTGTTCACTGTCGTATTGAAAGAGAGGATAGATTTCACGCCCCGCGTTTCGAGGATGCGCTTGCGGATCGCCAGATTATAGGTTTCCGGTTTCTGTTTACCGAGTACGGATTGAATCCACGGTGTCCCTTCTGTCGTATCGAGGAACCATTGCCCGTACCACAATTCGAACCGTGTTTTTACAGCCTGCGCCACGGCCTCAGGTGAGTTAATCAGCCAGGTATCATCACCACTGCCAAAGGTATATTCACCGTCGGCGTCTTCACGTCTGTATCGCATCAGTTAGGCGCTCCTGTGTTACCGCCGCCGGTCTGTACTCCGCCGTGCGTGTGCGTCATCAGACTCTTGCCACCGGCTTTCACATCGTTAGTCACCGTGACAGGCCCACGCATCGTCGCGGTACCGCCGCTTTCCCCCATACCCTGAGAAAGATTTCCGTTTATTGTCACGTTACCGTTTAGCGTGATGGTGGGCGACGTGATCGTGGTTCCTCCTTCTGCATTCGCTGTCAGCGTGCCGGGAGTTTTAACCGTAACGTTATGCCCTGCAGCCACTTCCACAAACGCAGCACCATCATCAGTACGCAGCTGCGCGGCGCTGGTGCTGATGCCGCTGATTTTCTGCGCCTGCGACTGCGGCCCGACGATACAGAACGCATCCGATAGATCATGCACCCGGTCGTCGACAGGCTCCTGTACCCCGCCGTTCTGCCACCAGAAATCGATGCAGCGATCGGCAAAAATCACCAGGCATTCATCGCCGGCTTTCACCGGGAAAGTTAACGTGCAGCCGCCGCCTCGCGGAAATATCACCGGCACATCCACCAGCAGCGGGTAATTTTTGGTAATGCGTTTGCCGTCATTATTCATTTCAACCGAACGGATAGCAGGCTGCACAACCGCCGTAACCGCATCAGGGTCGAATGACTGAATAATGCCAGGCAAAGCGACGCGGATCTGGTTCTTTGTAGTTTCCCGCTCAGATTTGAATGTTTCGGCAAGGTCGCCGCTGCGGGTCTGGTCAGATACGGCCATTTGGTAGGCTCCAGAAAGCAAAAAACCCGCCGGGCGGCGGGTCAGATTAAATTATTGTAAAAGGAGAATTACTATATTTTCGTACAAGTTTTATGAATGGCATCACCACGCGGACGATCATCTGCATCCAGAAGCTGAACTATTTGTTTAATATTTTTAGTTCCTTTCTGAAAAACAGTTGTGTAATGGTTATGCATGCCACCATTAGCACCCCATACATCAAATGTAATGACATATGAGTCCCCGAGATCGCCATAATGATATTCGTCAGTAGTTGCGTTTTCGGTTAGAGTGTCATTCATTATGACAACCTGCTTTGTCATTGACGCATTAACATACATTGCAAAGCTATTATCGCCACATTTAAAACGCAAAACAGAATCAGCAAAAGCATTTGATGAAAGCAATGCCAGCAGTAAAAAAACCGTTTTTTTCATAAAAACATCCCTATTGGTTTATTTTCTTGCACGGGAAAGATCCGATGATTTTCGGCGCGTCCATGCTATTTTGCAGAAGCTGGACATTCAGGAAACGCGTTTCGGTACCCGGACGGCGAATATATTCAAATCCATAATTATTGCCATCTTTAGCAGGCATAAGTCCCATATCAATCTTAATGCCATCAGCCCCAAGATTTGTAATTTTTTGAGAAGTTACGCGTTCACCGTTAATCATGTCCATTTCACCCAACCTTGCAGTAATGGTGTAGGGTCCACAATAAGCGGTATAGCCGCTTGCTGATGCCCCGAATGACATAAAGGCAACAATTAAAATGGCTAAAGCTTTCAAATTTACCCCCGGTTAAGCGAGTCCTGAGTGCGGAGATCCGCCGCGCCACGCGCTTCGCACATCATGTCCATGTACCACGCCTGGCCCCTTGTATCGCCAGTGTACATAATCCCGCGCACAATATAAACGCCATCCGTTGCGATGCTGGCAGGCTGCGCCGTGGTGCCGCTGAGCGTGATATTTCCGTCCGTGTTCTGGTCGGTAATCTGCCCTCCAGCCATCGCTATATCGTTGTTCGACAACGCAGTGCGGAATACAGAAGCCTGATCCAGATGAATGAGCCCGTTAACCCGGATGTTCGGATTAATCAGCGCGCGGACGTTTACGCCGTTGCCGATAGTCTGCTGCGGCATGCCGATAAGCCCGGTGGCGCTGTTGAGCACAATCGCGTCGTGAACATACTCGTTATTCGCCACCATCTGGCGCTGACCGTCCACGAACTGCCATGTTGCGCCACATTGCCCGGCCACGTTATCCATAAGATGCCGAGTCATACCAAACAGCACCCGCCCTCGAGGGAATACGGTAGCAGGCATTTCAGGCGTCAGGCCTTCGGTCGCGCCTTTAGCCTCAAAGTCTTTCATCAGCGCACGGTTCACATCTGCAACCGTGTAACCGGCTGCCAGAGTCTGCGAGGTTATGCTGGTGGCAAAAGCCAGATCCGTATCGGCTGCCTGAATAAGGACATAGGAATCAATGGGGCTGTCTTTTCCTGTGACCGAGTAGCGAATTTCACCGCTGAAAATCAGCCCGTAGTTGCGACCATCACTCTGGCCCACCGTGTCGGCGTCGACTTCCCGCGCAATGCCGACGTCGCTTACCGATACCTCTGGCGCGATACCGTCATAACCGGCAATAAGTCGAATTTTATAAAATTCCTGACCCGCAATGCGATTTGCCGTGTCGGCTGACAGATTGTAGATTTTGAACGTTCCCACACGAGAAGCGCTACTAATATTGAACCAGTCAATGGTGAAAGTAACTTTAAAATCGCTAAGGCTAATTCCCTGACCATTTGGATCGACTAACTGTAAATCAAAATGTCTCATCCAGTTCTGTGACATGCTTACTCCGTTGATACCAGTAAATGACTGCGGCCGCCAAGGTCGGTTTTCGTCGGATAATCCTGTGTGCTGTCATCGCAGACCACCACCAGCTTAAAACCAAGTCCCATATAGGCGTACTGCGCCAGCAGATCAACGCCTGTGACGAGAGGTATGCCAGAGATTACCGCCTCTCCTCTGTCGTTCTGCAGGTCCATAATCCAGTACAGATCGCGCCAGATGATGCTAATCCGCCAGGTAGTACCCGCCAGGATGATGCTGAATTGCTGGTTATCCGATGTCAGCGGGATTTCCTGAATAGTCATTAGCCAAGCCCCAGTAATGCCGCACCACTTTTCAATAAAGAGGTATTTGGCGGCTTTGTGGTTTTGTTGCCAGTATTCAGCACCGCCGACGTGCTGACGCCATCCTTCATATCGGCTTTATCCGCGACAGTGATCTGCTGCGTCTGTGAGATAAGAACCTCCCTCAGAGTGAGAACGGCCGACAAAACATTTTCGGACGTCCTGTCGGTAGTCACCTCCAGCGCCCGGATCAACATGTTGCTGTACAGACGTTTTCCGGTGATCACATCGAACGGAATCCGGCTGGCCTGCAGATCGAGTATTTCCTGATACGTTTGCTGCGGACTCAGTCCGAGTAAGCCGGTAGCGGTCAGGTTGCTGGCGAAGTCCAACAGCGATCCGCCACCAGCGAAGCCGACCTCCATCACCACTTCAGACGGCTTTTTATAGGCGTGGTCAGCAACGGCGGCACCGACTTCCACGGGGTGTTCCGTTATCTCCAGTGTGTCGCTGTGCTTCTCCGAAACAACGACACTGGGAACAATCATCCCTATTTTTCGGCTCTGCTGTTGAAAGAGCGTAGAAAGAATATCCATTAGCCCACCTTAACCTGGTTGCCACGCATCACCTGGGCGTTTGATGACTGCTGTCGGCGTTCGACCTCCGTACCAACAGAACGAGCATCCCCGCCGCCATAAATGTAATAATTGTTGTTCTGACTCACCTGCGTTCCGCCAATACCAGCTATGGCCGCTTTGTTGATGAGCTCGCCGGAATAGATATTCCTTCCATTCTCATGATGGATAATGCTGCTCATCAGGGCGGACATGGTTTGCGGGTCGCCCATGTTCAGGGCTGCCTGCGGATCCACACCGAGCCGTTCAGATACTGCCTGAATGTATGCTGCAGTGTTGTTATTGTCAGAGGCGGGTGCCCAGGTAGAGATGATTTTCTCTATGCTGTTTATTCCGCGACCAGCATAGAGCGTCAGTTGTCGTGATAGCGCACGTAAACCATCGAAAGCAGTTTCAAACCGGGCAAATCTGCCGCCCGGGCGTTCGAGCGTCGCCCCCGCCTGTCCTGCGAAATTCAGGTTGCCGGGGTTGTTATTTCGTTCTCCGCGTTTCGTAGCCTGCGCGTGTTGCTCTGGTTCATCATCGCCAAACCAACCGCGAATAGTCCGGCCGACATTACGCGGATCCCAGCCAGTTTTATTCTTGATCCAGTCGGCAGTACTGTTGGCGCTGTCAGTGACACCCGGCATGGCGCTCGGGTTTCCACTTCCCTGATTGAGCAGTTGCTTACCGATGCTGACTGCGTCGCTCCATCGCCCCTCATTTATAGCGTTCAGCAGGTCGGCGATCAGGTTCAACATCTTGCTGAATTCACCCATCTGCATGATGAAGTTCTGAACATCCCACTTCAGAGACCACGATTTCGGATCAATACCGAGCAGCTTTAACAGGGAATCTGTCAGGCCGCTGATGCTATCCCGCAGGTCTTTGATGTTTTTCAACGCTTCGTTGATGCCTGGAGCCCATTTTTCCCAGTCAATAAGACTGTCGCCTCCCTCTTTCCACGTTTTATAGTCGTCATAGAGCAGGACCAGCGCGCCCGCCAGCATCATGACAATGCCAACAGGTGACGCAAGAAACGCGGAATTCAGCAGCCTCCAGGCGACTAACAGCGCACCGAACAACGTGATCAACTGCTGGGTTGCCGGGTCGAGCCGTTTAAACCAGTCGATAATGTCACTGACGGCGCCACCAGCGCGCCAGAGTACGCGCGTAATGGCATCGCCAGCCCAGAGAATGCCCTTGATGACTTTCGCCAGCACAGCTTCTATACGCGGCCAGTTATCCAGCAACTGTTTCCGCAGGTTATCCATGCTCCCGACAAGACCGCCGGCAAGTGTGGCACCAATCTTATCGCGCGCCATTCCGGCGGCTTCGCTGAACGCGCGCAACGACGTCATAAAGCGGTTGGAGGAAACGGCGGCCTCGTTAGCGTTGAAGCCGATCGCTTTCGCCATCGCCGAGTATTGCGCGCTGAACTGCCCGACGCCCCTGCGCATTGCCATCAGGGTATTTTCATCAATCCCCAGCATTTGCGCATACTGGTTGGCGCGGTAGTACGGCATGCTGCTGAGCTTCTGCCCTACACCCGTAAAGATGGAGGACATATCCCGCATTTTGCCGCTGGCATCACGCGTCTGAACGCCCAGGCGGTTAAGGAATCCCTCAGCGCCCGGGTTGTTACGCATAAAACGCGACAGACTTTCCAGCGAACTGCGCGCGGCGTCGGCGCTGCCGCCAACCTGAGAAACGGCGTAGCCTACCGCCTTAATCCCCTGTACCGTCGCACCGGTGCGCTGCGATGCCCAGTAAAGCTGGTCCAGTCCTGAGGCTATTTTCGCGGTGAACGCCACAACGGAGAGCGCAGCCCCTTCGACCGCCAGCCCCATTTTGATCGCGTTAGTGGTCGCGCCAGTAAGCACAGAATTAAATTTCTGATACCCTGACTCATCAAGGTTGAATCCCAGCGATACGAGGAAATCTTTAATAGTCTCCGCGTTCATTAGCCTCTCTCCATTTATCAATCCGGCGTTGGTTGTCGGCCTTAACAGCCAGATGGTCATTCATCAGCGCGATATCGCACAGATCGACAGATCCATCCTTCAACGCGTAGTAAGGAATTAACCCGGCATCCACCGGGTCAAGGAGATAAGACAGCCCGTCAGGCAGGCTGTTAAGAGTTAATCCTGAGACGGGTCCGGCGTCGCGCTGGTAGGGAGTGCGGGCAAAAAATTTCCGAGCGAATCGGCGACCACCCGCGCCACAATCTGTAGCATGGAAAACAGGTCGAGATCGTCGAACATCAACTGACCGCTGTTAAACACCGGCGCCCATGTTTTTCCGTTCTGGCGAGCCACTACCGCAAGGCAGGGATGAATAATCGCGTTGGTGTCTTCTTCGCTCAGTGCTGAGAGCTCACTGGCGATACGCGGCAGGACTTTTTCAAGTACCGGTGCCAGCGCATCGAGATTCGCGTTTTCCATGCCACCAGCAGGAAGCATCGCGCGAACGCTGCCAAAATCCGCCAGCACACCGGTCAGAACCGGCAGTAATTTACGGGAAACCTTCAACTGATCAAAAACGCTGAGTTTCCCGGCATTGTATTTAATGCCCTTGATTTCAAATTCCATTGGTTAAAACTCCCCCAGCAGGCCGTCGACTTTGCCGCAATCGAATACCCAGGCTACCATTCCGGCGACCTTAGGGTTATTCCAGTCAGGCTGTTTCTGAAATGCACATGAACGCGCAGTGAAGAAATCTCCCGATGCCTTGTTGCGCACCACGATCACGTTATTCCCCCAGGTCGCAGAAGACAGTCGCTGTGCGTTATACATCAGTGAGAGTTTTTTGTTCACAGGGGAGGTTTTCAACAGAGTGACTGTCAGCGTCCCGCTGTTGCCACCATGCAGACTGTGCATTACTTCGCCGTCAGCACCGATTGTCATAGTGTTTTTGGCTTCAGTCATCGACAGCGTAATACCCTCTTCGGAGTTAGCCGAGCCAGAACCGAGATCGATAGTTCCGGTCGGGCCCGCCAGGGTGCCTGATACATCGAGAAAAGAATACGTAGACATTTTTTCTCCTTAACGCACTACGGTGATTGCGACGTCGCCGTAATGAACGGCACCCGCCAGTTTGGCTGCGACCTGAATCGGTACGCCTTTGCGTGCTTCACGATCGGTCTGCAACTGGTTATCAACGGTGTCAGCCCAGGTGTAATAGCCCTTCGTCAGGGTATCGCCCGTATTGAGTTGTCCCATAGGGCCACCGCTCCAGACGCCAGGTGCAAACAGGCCGTTTCGTTCGGCCACATCGAGCACCTTCTCAATGTTGGCGATACGGGTGGTTGTCCCTGCGTCGGTCTGCGGGATCTTCGTGGTACTGGTGTACAGAGTGTTGTAGTCGGCGGTCTGTACCGCGTTCTGCAACCAGTCAAGGCCGTGGCGCTCATCGAAGAAATCACCATTGCACATCACGCCCTGTTCAAGAATGGCTGTATCGTTTTCGTAGTACACGTAAACGTTACAGTTCTTCGCTTCCAGAGCATTCGCCTGTGACGTACTGATGGTTTCGTAGGTCACGCCAGGCAGTTGCTTGAACTTCAGGGTGATGGTGGTGTTGCTGCCGTTGAAGTTGACCGTAAAAGCACGACCAAACGAAGACAGCGCGGCGTAGCGACTGGTAGAGGAGTACTGAATAAAAGAACGGCTGTATTTCGCCGCTTTCAGTTTCGACGCGAGATCCGTTTCAACAACCGTACTCATAACATCCGCATCATCAGAGGTGATCGCCAGAATGCGGGAAACGGTCGCTGATTCCACTGCCGCCGAAACGGTAATCATATCCGCGTCAGAAGGATAGTCGGCCTCAGGGACGGCGAGGTGCAGCCCGTACCAGGAATTATAATCCAGCAGTGCATTCACCGCTTCCAGGAGGGTTTCCGGTTCTCCGGTTTCCGAGGCTTCGAGGGTTTCCACCCAGCGCCCAACATAAAGCAGAGTCGGACGCGGTGACTGGGAGAACCAGATAACCGCTGCTTTATATTCTTCACTGTCCACACCAAAATCATCGCCGATATCGTCCGGGGCTGAATACAGGCGCAGACGTTCGGCAATCGGAATAACAGTCGAGTTACCCAGAATCAGCATTGAGCCAAAGTTTCGGCCCTGTGCTGCTCTGGCTGACAGCGTCACGGTAACATTAGTGACGCGATTTAAAGGCAAGCCTTTCGCCATGATCAATCTCCGGTTGAAATCGTAACGTTGGGTTCAACGATGGATTTAACGTTGTAAGTGCGGATGGTTTTGCGGGTCAGCGTGACAGTGATGTCATAGCGCCTCACCCACTGCTTATTAATCAGTTCAGGCAGGTTATAAATTGTCCCGGCATCGCTGAGGGATAACCCGGCGCGGTTAAGCTCTGTGTTGTTTTGTTCAACAAAGAGACCGGCTCTGAACGTCGCCGCCGAGCTGGCTCCCTGCGGACCGTAAAAGCATAAAATGACCGTCACGCTCTCCCATGCCCACTGAGCAGAGGTATTTTCATCCACCTGGACATTCGCGGGCATGCCGGAAAGCGGTACGGTCGTGATGCCGAATGCACACCATGTATTCCCGTTCTTCGGGATCTGCGGTTGCGGGTCAGTCCACCGGGGGAAAACCGCTTTGGCCGGTAACCCGGTGACGCCGCGGATCCACCGGCTGATTTCCCTTTCCAGTGCCTCATCGTAGGCAGGCCCATCAGCGACAGGCGTCAGGTATCCGCGCGTGGTGCTGTCGTTACTCAACTGGCGTCCCTCCGTCAAAGTCCACCAGCTCACAATGTGCCTGGACGAAACCAGCACCGTAGCGGGTGTACGGGTCAACAAATGTCACGCGATAATCACGCCCGCTGTATGTCACGATATCGGCATCCAGTCGCGGACTGGTGTCCGTTTCGGGTTGCCCCTGCGTCAGCCTGAACTGTGTCACGATGAGGATCGCGCCGCTGATGTTCTGACCTGCGGCCATACGTTTCGCCTCGAGGGAGCGATCGACAGTCACCACTCCGGAAAACGGAATGTCCTGCGGGGTATTTGTCGCGAAATTATCCTCATCAGCCGTCTGAATCTGTCGGTGACAAACCAGACTGGTGTCCATGAAGTCAGGATCGAGAAGAACCTCACTCACATCGAGAAAAGGCATTATTTTTTCCTCACGACGTAGTTAATGGAGCGCAGCAGGTAACCGTGGGCATACAGCGGCTTCTCACCGGGAATGCCTTCGGCCCGCCTGCGTTCAAGGGTTTTCTCAGAAAGAGGATGCAGGCGGTCACCAGCACCGATAACGGCTTTTGCAGCATCACGGGCAATCTGTCCGGCGCTTTCCAGCTCACGCATTGCCGCTTCTGTGTGCCCCTCCAGCGCAGCAGTTGCCGCCGCTTTCAGGTGCGCAGTAGTTCGGGGTTTTGAATCCTCGATCCCCATATCCAGAAATGGCCTCGGCGGTAACGTAACGGTCTCACCGTCAATTTCCACCGTTGCGCCCGTTGAATGGAGGTAGCCCAGTTCCGCGTTGCTTATCGGAGAATCTTCGCGTGCTGCCTTGTCTTGCGGGATCCCCACCAGCACATCCATACCGGATAACTGGCGCAGGGATTCCAGAACAGACCCGGCATTGTCCGCACGTACCGTCAGGCCACTTTTCATTACGGCGTCCCCAGTTGAATAGCCCCTGCACCGAAAATCATCAGATATTCCCAGAATTCAGAGCCGTAACGGGTGTTATTCCAGAAACCCGCATCAGGATTCATGGTCATGCCGGCGTCATAGCTGACAGAAACCTTGTCCACTGATTTTGATGTCTGCACCCCGCTGTTCGCACCACCGGAAGAACCAACCGCGGCGCCACGCTGATCCGCTGCGTACAGCGCCATGTAGTGAGCCACGAATAACTCAACGACATAAGGGAAAACATCTTCGCCAAACCGTGACTCACTCATCAGTACATCTGCCAGGGCGAGACGGGCCTGTATCATCGGAGTGGGGTATTTTGTTTCATCAGAAAACTGCGGGAAGTCAGCGCGGAATTTCTCAGGCGTCGGCAGACTTTTGTTTTTTGCCATTAGCTTTTGCCTCTGCGAGTTGCGTTTCGAGCTCTGCAATACGGGTAGCCTGTTCCGCCGCCAGCGTTTCGAGTTCTGCAATACGCGGATCAGCTTCCAGTGCCGGAGCTTCACCATCAGGCGAACAGTGCGCCTTCACGAACCAGTGATCAGCCACATCGCTTTCGACGTCATGAAAACCAGGAGTAAACGCCCTGATGCTGGTGCCGTCGTTGAAGTTGAACGCGGTCAGTACATAGATTTTCTTCATTGGAATTCCTTAGAAAAAAGCCCCTGAGAAGGGGCTGTATCTGGATTAAATGCCATCCATGTAGTTCAGGGTTTCCGGATAAACCGGCTCAACTGCACCCAGCTTGCCGTAGTAGGTCACAAGCTGATAAATGCCGCGGTACTGAATCGGAACGCTCTGCAGAGGAACCATCGGGAAGCGCACAAACTTTTTATCGTTCGTGTACGCAACCATGCGGTCTTTACCTGCCACACCGCGACCGATAGCCCATTTAACCGGGCGAATGTTCAGCGGCTTGCCGTTCTGGTGGAAGGCGATCGTGTTGGTTTCAAGGTAGGTCAGCAGTGACTGATTACCCGCAGAAGAAACGATGGTGCTCGCCAGGAAGGAATACTGTTCCGGCGGGATCAGCAAATCTTCCGGTACTTTCGAGTACGCTGAACGGGTCCATGCATTACTCAGTACCTGGTTAATGGCAGCGCGGATTTCGTCCGGAGTGGATGTCGCAAAGGTTTTCGCTGCGTTCGTCGGTGTAACCTGTGACAGGTTCAGCAGACCTTTAGCACCTTTCACCGCATCCCCGATATACACCTGCTCATCAGTATCCATGTTCCACTTCAACTGCATGCCGTCGTATTTCTGGGTGTCAATTGGGCGCCCGACCTGTGCCGCTGCGGCCAGTTCAACAACGGTCCAGCCCAGCTCCATCCCCCACAATTCCAGAGGAAAACCCGTTTTTGCGATATCCACATTCAGCCCGGCGATAGCTGTGGCGAGCTGGTTAATCCAGTTTTTGCCGTTCGCGTTCGGTGTGCCTGCCGCAGCAAACGTGGTGTTGGTGAAAGAACTCACCTCATCAGCAATAGAGACGTCTTCGCGCAGCTCGATATCACGGCTCCACGTCTGTGACGTCAGCGGAAGGTTCAGCGTCTGGTCGAGTCGCTCCAGCTCGTGAACAAGGAAAGCACCAGTGCTGTCGACTGTTGCCTGATCAAAGGTCATTGGCATTTTTAGTGCTCCCTTTAAATGTTGTATGCCAGTTCAATGTTGCCGTCGGCGTCGCCGGGACCATTGAAATAGGCGTTGGTGATCTGTACGGTGTTTGCACCATCAGCAGCCGCGAGGAAAGCGCCGAGCGGGCTGGCTTCGGTCGGCGTATCAACGCGCATAAATACCGGGGCATAGAGAGCAACAGAAGATGCGTCCCCGCCGATATTGACCGTGACATAGCCGCGCTTCAGGTTGTCTCCGCTAAAGTTGAAACCAGATCCAATCTGGCGAATCTTGTCGGGCTGTGAGGCGGTCGGATAAGGACGAACAAAAATCCCCGCCAGCACCGTAGCCTCATCGCCCGTTTCGACAGGAACGAATTTGCCGCCAGAGATTTTCCCGCCCAGACCATACGCCTCGAATGGCTTTGTGGAATCGAGTACATGAGGCTCGACGGTTAAATCCTGCGGGCGTGAAATAGCCCCGGCGATGCCCGAAGACATCCGGTAAAGAATAGTGTTAGCCATGTTTTAGCCTCGTTTAGCCCAGATTTCTTTCGCGGCTTTGTTGATCTCCGCGATAGATTTTGTGGTGTTGGTGGTCATCGTGCGAAAACTGTCTACAGTCTGCGCGGAGGTGTTGCGGTTTTTCGCCAGTTCAGAAACGGCATTGAATGCCATATCCACAGTGGCTTTTTTCAGACTGGTGACATCCACATCGCCCACGATGGAACGAACCAGAGACTGATCGGCAGCGGCAAGGATCTGACGTTTGAATGCCGTAGGTTTCGCTTTCGCTGGCAACTGAATGCCTGGCTGAATCAGGTCGGCGCGGTAAGCGGCATCACCTGTAACTGCCCCTTCCACCTCGCCTTTTTCGTCCTCATCCTCGTCGACCGTTGTTGGTGCTGCCGGGGTGAGTTTTGCCACTGCGGCAATCAGCGCCTTGCCCCATTCCGGAATATCTTCTTCCGAATCGGTCGTGACGGGCAGCGTCGGCGCAGGCATTGGGGCTTGTGGTGCAAGGTTAATAACCACCCCACCAGGCGTCATGGATGACGTCACATCGTCGTTATCACCAGTCATATTGTCCGGCGGGTTATCGATCAGGTTCGCCATTTCGGCGGCGTCGTTGGTTTTACGGGCCTTTAAAAGCCGGGTAAACCAGTTTTTAGTCGTGCTAGGCATAGCATCCCCTATTTTGCAGCGGAAACCGGCCCGTCCGTTTGGGACAAGGGCCAGATGGTTACCGGTTATCGCAGACTGATTTGCGAGGCCGGGTGAGATTTGTTCATAATCAGCGTCATACCCACAACTGACCTCATCGTCACCGTCGTCGATGGCCTGTAACCCCTCGGGGGTTTTAACGATGACATCAGCAAGCAACAGGTCGGATTCTGAACCTTGCCCGCGCCTGACGTTCTGAATGTGCCCGTTGGCTAACTGGCGCCAGTTCTCCGGGGTGACAAAGATAATTTCCCCGTTGAAGTCGCGAGGGTGTCCGATGGTCACCGCCATACTTTCAAAGGAAGCCATCGCACGCTCACTAAAGACCTCTTCCGGCGTGCGTCTGACAATCACCTTGCCTCTGGCATCCGGCACCAGTTCCGGGCGTTCGGTGGCGTCATACTCCTGCTCGCCGGTGCGCCCTATCGGTACGTCCTTAAAGAGCACAGAGCCATCAGCCAGCTGGAAACGGGTGTTCCCCAGGCGGGCTTTAAAGAAATATTTCATCCTTCTACCGCCTGCGTTGATTTAATGAATTCTCGTAGCAAGTGTTTAATCTGGCGCGCGTTACCGCGACCACATACACAACACCGACGCTTATCACCTACGCGTTGATGAGTGGCCGAGATCCCGTTATAGGTGGCGGTTATCTTCTCGATATCGCCATTCTTTAGCTTGAGGAAATAGATGTTCTTTTTCATGGGTTACCTGCTGTTGTCAGGCAAGAAAAAAGGCCGCTCATTAGCGACCCTGTCAGATGGGAAAAATGTTCAAAATAACGGGCTATTTAACATAAGGGTTCTTACCCGTACCGACGAAAATGGACTCGATTAAAATTTCTCCTTAAAGCCGTAAAAGTAGCGATTAACCAGGCTGAAAACGGACTTTTTTGAATACAACATTTCCATAACATTTCGCGGGTATTGCAGTTCACATAAAATGAATGCTCAACGCCGTATTTTTTACTTTCTCGGCTCTGGTATCTGTACTTCCGGCCAGCATTTGCAGTTTGGTAAACATCCGGCGTGTCCGGTCATACCGTCCAGCGTCGGCGGGTTATCCCAGCGAACGAATTTATCTTTCATTTTCCGATGAGAATCACGCGTCCCTGCGCCTTCAATACGCCACCAGTACCCTTCTGAACCAACCGACAGGGCTCGGGCCTGAGTCAGCGCGCCGGTAGCGCGACCAATCTCTGTACGGGCAATCAGTCGCGCCTTGCTGGCGGACACATCACCGGAGGCCATGATCATTTCGTAAAGCTGTTCCGGTCGCTCGCCGTTGATAACGGCCTGTATCGCACGTTCCTGAATGTCTTTGACCCGGTCTGCGGCTTCCAGTGGCAGGGACTTCATCAGTTGGATCTGACGATAAACGATATCCTGCGCAACCTGCCCGACGGGAGTGTTACCCACCACATCGCGAAGACCAGCGGCAATCTCTTCCGAGACAGATCGCCACTGGTTCCATTCTTCGCGCTCGACCTGGGCAAACATTTTGTGACCGACCATTTCTGCCCAGTCACTGATGACGTCCGAATAGTCCACAAGGATGCTGGCGGTTTTGTCAGCGCTGGCCTGTGAACCATCGTAAGAGCCTGCTACGATTTCCCCGATCTGGTTTGCTATCGCCAACAGGCTTTTGCGGTACTGGCTCTCCGATCGTCGGCGGAGGGCTGGTTTCAGATTCATCCTCCTCCCACTGGGTTTTCGCATTATTGATGTCCTCGTCGGATATGGACGCCCCGATTCCTGTCACGTCAGCCATTTCACGCAGGTCCGTCAGCGCGGCCGCTGGCGACATTCCCAGGTCCCGAACCGCTGTCGCCAGGGCATTCGTAGTATTGGTCGCTACAGTAGAACGGTCGACATCGCTCATCTGCCAAAGCGGGTTAAATTCAAAGGTAAAATCGTCTGGCAGAGGTTCGCCAAACTCCGAACGATGCAGCACGTCAAACAACAGTCTGATGTGTGGGCGTAGATCTCGCTCCTGCTGTGTTCCCACGTCGCCGTAATAGTTTGCCAGGTCAGCATCGCCAGTTGAAAAACCCTTTGGCGATTGTCGGAACATACGCACAAGAGGGATCCCAACGGCTCCGGCAATATCTTCCTTAAATTCACTTAACAGGTCGGAAAGCCCAGCGAATGAGTATGAGTGAGTTTCGAACGCATCCTCAGCATCGAATAGGGACATACCTTCATTGGTCTGGAACTGGCGAACCATATCCATTTGCTTGATCAACGCCTCGTACGGTTTCCCGCCCATTGCAATGATCTCGCGAAGCTTTTTTATTTTTGCCGTTCGAAGATGTGCCTTGTATGCTAACTGCGCTGCGCCGACGCTGGTGCTATCGTAAGATGTCAGGCGGTCGAAGATACGTTCGACAACAGACATTCCCCATTCGTTTTCGGTGACCTTCTGCTGATAGGGTAACTTCACACCGTCCATTCTTATGAGTCGGCTGTGGTGCAGGGTCCATGCTGGCAATCCCTGCGCCGTTGTGACGATGTCATAGAACTCTGGTTTGCCGAGGTTAGGACCTAGTGTTTTGATACGGCGGCCTAACTGCGGGTTGAGCATCCAGCGGTCAAGTACAGCCAGCCCCTTGAAACTACCTTTACCGACTTTATCCAGGATCAGCGGGGTCAATGGCGCCTGCCCTTCAATCAGGATCAGCGCCCCTGCGCCACCGTATAGACGCGACCACTTAAGCGACTCATTCAGGCTTTCCCAGAGTTGTAACTCTTCGAACCTGCTTTCAAGTATCCCCCGGCGTTTCGGGTCAATTTCGCTGGTAATGCGAACACCCTTTTTCGTCATGTCATCAGCAATAGCATCAACAGCTACGCCGATAATCCATGAAGAACGGTATGCCCATTCAATCAACAGACGGTTGCGGCTGGTGTAATTTGCTCGATAAGTTGACGCTGCATGCTGGTTAGGTTGCTGCATACCAACGCGAGCAACAAAGTTATCGTACGAATCAGCCGTGGCGACTCGTCCCGTTTTTTTCGCCATGGTTATTCTCCGAGTTTCGCCCAAACATCCATAGAAGTGTCGGTAGGCGCGAACGCCATGATGAAGGCGTCAGCGATGTTTGGGGATGGCACATCACGTTTAGCGAGGTCTTTTTTAGACTCCACCATCACACGCCCGTTTTTATCAAAATCACGGTGCGGCGTGGTCAGTTCAAGCTTGAGTTTTTCCAGCATCGGGCAGGATGAGTCGATGCTAATCAGTTCATCGACGGGATATTGCTCACCATTATTCACGGCATTGAAGGTGTTACGAAAACGGTCCGCCACCAGCCACCAGGCCTGCGCCTTCAGATTGGCGAAAAAGTCCTTGTTGGGGATCCCATTGTACTCATCCTCTGGTTCATGGACCGCAGCACCAGCATTGAACCGTTGATAATTTACTCTTGTGGAGTACATATTCTCGAGTTGCCTGGCGTTGTTGATTTCTGAGAACTTGGCACCTGCAGAAGCCCCTACGCCGATTGAGTCATAAACAATATCTGCGCCGCGCTCCATAGCGGATTGATAGGTCCGCTGGCAGCTCTTCAGTAACTCGTCTTCTTTGGCCTTCCATTCCTCAGCCCAGTACACGATGGATCCGTGGCGATAAATATTGGCGCATTTATCCGCACCACTATCTGCGACATCAAAACCAATACGCTTACGACCGCTGGGCTCGAAGTTCAAAATTTTGTGAGCATCTACTGCAGCTTCTATCCAGGACAGTTTGATGATGGCCGCATCATCATCCGATTCTGGCACTCCCTCATACACATGCTTAAACCCATCAGGATCGCGCCGTCTGGCGGCATCGATAACTTTCAGCATGGTGTCAGAAAGGAACGGATTTTCGTTGTAGTTTATTTTTCGGATCAGAGTATCTTCCGGTGGGTCGACTACGAAGTTACGCCAGACAAAATCAGTTACCAGTCCAGGGTTGAAGATGAACCAGCACTCCGAACCACTTTTACGGATTGTTGGTTCCAGTATTTTCCACTGGTATTCCGTCAGCGCATGCGCTTCCTCCAGCCACAAGACGCTGATACCTTCCAGCGACTTTATCTCTTCAATATTTCGCCAGAGTCCGTAAAAAACAAATTCAGAACCGGTAACCCGGTTGATGATTTTATTGTTCAGGATGCGGAAGCGATGACGCAGGCCAAAACGCTCAATCTGTATTTTTAGGAGGGTATAAACCGACTCTTCAATTTTGTTCTGGATCTGACGTGCACAGCAAAATCGCAGGTTGTATTTATTAGCCAGAAATATTGCAAACCCGGCAGCATCCCATGATTTTGACGAGGAACGTCCTCCGAAAAGCACTTTGTTTCGCGCCTGCGTCGTCCAGAAATTTCGCAGTACCGGATTAAGTGTCGGTCTGGATGTCAGAGTAGAAGTCATTGAGGTCACGTTCTCCGTTGCCGTCGTCAATGCCAGCATCACGACGCAGACGATCTGCCTCAAGAGACACTTTATCGGTCGCCGCAACGCGGTAATCGGTATCAGCGAATATTTTGTTAACTGTCGCCAGCGTTCCGGTAATAGATTCTATTCGCACGGTGTTCCGCATCATGGCGTTCTCAGCAGCCCTGATGTTTTCCATCAGCACCTTTCGAGCCTGCACCTCCTCAATGCCAATATCCTCAAGCATGGTTATCCAGCGCCCGATGTTTTCTGCCGCAACCAGGTTACTCGCACGGAGCCGGAATAATTCATCCTCCAGCGTCAGGGCTCTGGCATCTTCGATAACCTCATCTTTGAGCAGGAGACGTCGGGCATAACCGCCATGCTTGAGAGCTTGCTGATTACCGGGCTTGAATGGATTGGTTGGAGGTGACCGCCTTGTGCCGCGTATCGGTTTCGTATCTGGAGAATTTGAGGGTTCAGGACAATCTTTGTCGTTCTTACCCTTAGGCAACATGAGGCGTTTACTGGCTTTTCCCTTCTGCGAATTCGCACTTTTATTCGCAGTTTTTTTTTGCGAATTCGCAGTTCCATTCGCAATTTTGATATAGCGCTTTGCACTGGCGTAATTCAGTCCCTGCGCTTCACACCAGTCTTTGGGGGAGATACCGGATTTAGCATGCTCGGCGAGGAACTGGTGTTGCAGTGATCCCCAGTCCGGTTTAGCCATATCTGTTTACCTGCCTGTTTATCATTATCGCAGGCACTCAGTGAATGCCTGCTGTAATGCTATTACATAGACTGTGGTATTTTTTGCGGACAATTTCGCAGTACTGCTTTGTTATGTGCCAGAATGTCGCGCTTCGTTTGCTTATCCAACACTTTGATATCGTGCTCAGTGAGGTAGATAATATTTACCCAGTCACAGGCCGTGTCCGTTACTTCAGGTTTTGCGGGTAAATCTCTCACGCAACTCGTGATCAACATCGTCATCAGGCATATGGTTAACAGTCTGCTGAACATCCCTTGCTCCTTTCGTTGTCTCCACCCGGCGTTCTGCAACGGCTTCAGTAGCTGCCGCACGTTCTTCAGTGCGTTGCTGGTTCGCTTTTGTCTCAGCGATGTTAGTACCGCGTGATTTACCCAGACCAAAAGCACCTGCAATTGCTGCCAGGACAGCAACAACCAAGCCAATAATCATTTCAAATCCCATATGACCTCACACCAGTGCAGCTTTAGCTTTGGCGTAACGTTCACGACGGTCTTTAATGCCGTTCTGTCCGCCGTTGATAATTTGCGTGACGCGTTCCACATCCCCCGAATGCAGGAGACAACCGCGTAACGTGAAATACCACGCCGCCGAACGGGCCGAATGTCGCTCTTGCGTCAAAAGTTCTGGCGTACTGACAAGGTCAAGCTTCAGCGCCGAACCACATTTGGTGTAGTTCTCACGTCCAGTGATTTGCAGCAGGCCGCGACCGCGATATTTCCAGCCATCACCCGGGCTGTTATTACCCATGCGGTCACCGTAAACCAGATTGGCGATTTGCGGCTGGTGAGCGACCTGCTTACCATCAACGCGCCCCAGCATTTCACACTGATACGGCGTCAGGCGCTTACCAAATGTTTTCTTCAGCCCGTTTACCGTGTAGTTGAAGCTCTCTACCAGAGAGGTAAAACCAGCAGATTCATGCCCGACTTGTGCAATGAACATGGCCTGATCATTAATTGCTGTGATGCCAAACTCTTTCATTGCCGCATAGATGTGCGGAAACCAGCGCGCAGCTAATCCGGCGCTTATACCAGCCGCCTGCTGAAATTGTAATTGTTTCATGTGATTAATCCGAAATTGAGGCAGGACAAAACTCATATCAAAGGATGTGATGTAATACCCGCGAAACAGAGTTTGACTAAAGTCGACACTCCACCTCATTAAAACAACACAAAGCCTCGAACTTTCAGGGAAGCGGAGATGTCGCGCTTCCCTTTTTTATTTCTGAAGAATGTTAATTAAGCGTGCCAGGTTCCCCCGAGCGCGAAGCACGATGGCACAGATGATCAGATTGACGATGACCACCATCCAGTGAGACTCCTGATAGAGGCCAAACAGATACCGGAACGGGATGCTGGCATATATCAGCACAACAAAGTAGGCCAGCATAGATATCATCGGGCGATGTCTCGCCCCGTCACGTTGGTAGAACATCAGAACAAGAACGATGACCCCGCAGATTAACGCATTGATCATCGCTGAAGGATCATTTGTTACCATTGCTGGTCCCTCCTCCGCGCAAACGAGAGAGAATGCCAAACAGGCTACCCAAATCCTGGCTGTTGACGAATGTCAGCAACTTAATAGCAATTGCTGCAACGATTACCGCGCCAAGTGCATCAAGCGGCCTGTCGTTGTAGCCAGTCCATTTTGAAAAGTACGAGCCCAACAGTGGTGCGCCGATAACGCCAAAGATGAAAGAAGTAATGAAGTAACCCACCAGCTTAAAGCGACTGATGTTTACCGCCGTGGCAACGTAGAATACTGCACCAGCAAAGGCACCAAACACTACGCCGTAATCAATGCCGGTTGCCAGTCCGAACATGCTAGCCCCCATCAGTCCACCAGCCGCTACAGTAGTGCCAGAAACAGGATCGGACATTTAGCCCCCTCTTATTGCTGTGAGTCCTCTCAGTAATGAGGGGAAAGAGAATCAGGCTCCACGGGCTGGATTTTCAACAAAGCACGTAGTGAGTGAATCCCGTGAGCCTGAAATGAAAAAGGCTACGCAAATGCATGACCTTAATGAAAATAATAATGATTTGAAATGTGTGCTGTTTTACAATCACTTCAACTGGTCGTGGATACGCCAGTGACTACAATCCATATTGTTCGATTTTAAATATTGCCCGCTCTCTGACGTGGGCTTTTTTTGCAAAAAAAGACCTGCAAAAGCAGGTCAAAAGGTGAAAGTATGCACAACAATGCTTGTGTCAAATTTCAGGTTAATTTTCCTGAATGAAATAACTCAAATGAATATAATAACGATAATTAATGGAATGAAGCCTTCATGTCAATACTATGATTTATGTTCAATTACGTTTTGTTTACTCTCTATCGCTATTTTCTGAGGTTTCTCGCTTTCAGGAATCTCCTGATAGAGATCTACCTGCAGGAGCCCATTCTCCAGTTTTGCACCACTCACATTGGTGTGCTCGGGTAAAGAAAAACTCAACTGGAAATCCGCACGCCGGATACCTCTATATATCCAGCTTTCTTTTTCATCCGAAGACTCTTCTGAATGCTTACCTGAAACATTCAGATTTCCCCCCACGGTTTCAATTTCAAGCTCGCCCTCTGCCCAGCCGGGAACGCTTACCGTAAGTTGATAACGATTAGAATCCAGTTTCTTGAGATCGTATGAAGGTACAGTTGCTACGGGGGTATCACCCGTTAACTGGCTGAACAATCTGTCAATCCTGTTGAAACGGTCTGAGAAAATAGAATCAGCAAATACCGGGAGTGCTGACAAGGTTCTGAGTGCCATAATTAACCTCCTGAATGACTATTCAAAAGCTCAACATAGAGGCAAGCATTGCTTGTCCGGTAATTAAAATAATCCCTCTTACGCAGTTTTCAAGTCCTGCCAAGAAAATTTTTTTCACTCTATTCCAGTGCATATGCAACAGTCAAGCCAGCACAGGCCACCCATGCGTGCCAGTATGTGACCACAGTCATATAGAAAGCCCCTGTATAGATACAGGGGCGAAGCTCCCGCATCCCATAACTGATACTGTAAGACACAATCATACGGAAGCAACGCTTTTATAAAAACAAACCGCTAAACTGTCAATACAAACCATTGCACTGATTGAGTTGTATAAAAAGCACCCCATCCAACAAACCACCCGAGGTTAATCAGACTTTACGGGGTGCTTTTGGATGAGCGTTGATACATTAACACATCACAGTGGCATGCCTTGGTGCCAACATACCAACGCCCATTCAAAATAGTCCGCCACCGAGGGCTCGAACCTCGTACCGTCAACTTAGAAGATTGATGCTCTATCCCGATGAGCTAGTGGCGGCTGGTGGCCCTTGCTGGACTTGAACCAGCGACCGGGCGATTATGAGTCGCTCGCTCTGACCAACTGAGCTAAAGGGCCGGAAACGAGATAGTACATAAGCAAAACTAACCATGCAAACTAAACAGTTCCAGTGGTTGCGGATTGTCCTGTCTGATATTGTTGATTCGCCTAAAACTCAGGAATAGAAACAATGAAAACAGGAATAAATTACGAATTTCACCACTTCGGCATTCCCGTTCAGGATGGTAATACCGAGGGTGTTTTCAGTGAAAAAGCTGGAATGTACACAACGGACAACCCCGGAAAATTCAGAGTACAATGGCACCGTTTTACCCCAGATTCACCGCTACATCCCCTCATAAAAACTGTTCCCCATGTCGCGCTAAAGGTCGATAACCTTGCCGAAGCTATCGTGGGTGAAGAGGTTATTCTTGGACCGTATGAACCAATAGACGGGTACTTTGTTGCCATCATCAATGACGCAGGTGTTCCCATTGAACTCATTGAAACCACGCTTACTGATGACGAAATCTGGAACAGAGCCCGTTCAGGCAAAGGGAGCCTGTACAGGACATAAATCTGTATTTCTTGCTCCAGGCCCCCTCTTATGAGGTTATGAGGTCGGAACTACGCCACGTCATACCTGGATTAAAAAGTGCGGTCCATCCGTTTGGTCGCCCCTGGAAAGCAAAAACCCCACCAAATGGCAGGGTTCATAGTCAGTTTCATTTGGATATACGTATCCATGGTTAGAATCATACAAGACAACTTCGGACAAAATCAAGTCCTATGTCGTGAAAATGCTAAAATTTGTCTACATCATCATTTAAATTAGTCATTTTCTGAAAAGTAGCATCAGCCTTACGCTCTTCTTGGTAACAAATGTCCACCAGCGACTCAAGAAACGGTTTCCAGTTTCGCGTCCATGTCCTTACGTGCAGTTCTGGCAAACGCCTGAGAATCGCTTTATATGCCGCAGTAGACGGTACCGATGAAAAACCGTTTCCAGTGCAACGCTCACAGGTTTTAAACACCGGCGCACCACGTTCTTTTGTAGCAATACGGTCGAGCACTTCGCCTTTTCCACCACAACGGCAGCGGGCTTCCAGTTTCCCCTTACCGTTACAGGCGGTACAGAGACGTTTAACCTGTTCACGTTCAATTTTTGGCGCAACAATCTCATCACCATCGATGTTATAGAGTCCGGGATACTTAACCACGTCCTCACACCCTTCAATAAGCCCTGTCCCGTTGCAGGTGTGACATGTCACGCTGGTGGCAGCAGAGCGGGAGTATTCCGCAAAGGCAAACTGCGCCAGTACCAGCATGCTCCAGCCAAATTCACCACCAGCGGCTTTACGCACATTTTTCGGTGCAGCGTCCATCGCGTGACGCGCCAGCGCCTGAACCGCCAGTTGCTCATCCGTCTTACTGATCCCCGCCTTACCGAAGAAAGCAGCCAGGCCGAAGCGCGCACGGCTGCTGGTGGCCCCGATGGCTGCCATAACATCAGTGCCGGTGATCCTGTCCGGTGATGTCCCTTTCACGCTGTCGCTGATATGCATACCCTGAGGGCTGAAATGTTTTAGTGACGCTTCCAGTTTCATTGTTTAGCCCTCCAGAACCACTGCTGTTTCATGAGATAGGTCATAACAACAAAACGGCTGTAGGCCATGTGCAACTCCGACAGCCGGTTGATGTCAATGAATACCGGCCCGGAATACCCGTCATGGGCTGCGCGGAGATATGTACTGATGGTGTGCCCGTCTTCCTTCGTTACATCCAGTTTCATTGAATGGTATCTCCCATCTCTGCAGTGCCAAACCAACCCGGGTGCGCCCACGGAACATCAGTAAGTTGCGATCCATTACCCCGCAATGTCAGTGCGCGCATAGCGACATAATGCATGAGGATTTTTTCCCGCTCACGCCACTCGTCATCAGGGATTTCCTCTAAAAATTCTTCAATGTCGTCAGCGATACTCCCAAAGCACTCAGGGAGATCACTGTTACTTACTGCAAGATGGCTGGCCGCTTGCTGAAGTTCCATAAAGCGCTTTTTAGTGAACAAATAAGACATTTCGTGAATCAGACGATCCATTGTTGGCTCCTTAAGCTTTTGCATACCGACGCGGTTGTGATTTTTGCTGTGAGGCTGATTTTGATTTCGCTTCTTCCTGGTTAATCGGCAGAAAATGTCCGTTATAAAAACGGCGGTATACGGTCCCAAGAACGCCGTTACGCTGTTTGGTGATGTTAATTTCCGCGATCCCTTTTGCCGGTGATTCGGGGTTATACACTTCGTCGCGATAGAGCATCATGATGATGTCAGCGTCTGCCTCAATTTCACCGGAGTTCTTCAGGTCTGAGTTCATGGGGCGTTTGTTAGGTCGGGATTCCACGCCTCTCGAAAGCTGGCTCAGGGCCAGAACGGGAGTGCGGTTTGTTTTGGCGAGACGCTTTAACCCCTTCGACAATTCACCCACCGCGAGGTCATAGCGTGCCGTACTCTGGATCTTAATGAGTAACAGATAATCGATAACCACCAGCGCGGTTTCAGGATGAGCAATCTGATGACTGGTTGCTGTTTGCTGGATCTGCTCAAGAGTCAGATCAGTGGCATCGACCATCCAGATATTGCGCCCGGTCAGATGCCCGACGCCTGTAGATAACCTTGCCCAGTCTTCATCTTCAAACTTCGCGGCCGCTTTGAGCCTGGACACTGACATACCACCAGCGGCAGATACCATTCGCTCGCCAATCTGAATGTTGGCCATCTCCATGCTGAAAAACAGTACGCCATGCCCCTGCTCTGATACCTTATCGATAATGTCCAGGGCCAGCTCGGTTTTCCCCATCGACGGACGGGCGGCGATGAAGACCAGATCTGTCGGTTCAATGCCACCGGTTTTTGCGTCCAGTTCTTCAATGCCGGTCATCAGAGGTTTGGCCTCTTCCAGCCCCTGATTCCTTGCGCCTACCCGGTCAATTACTGCAGGCAAAATTTCATCAATATGCACAGGTTGAACGGTATCAGGCGTGAGCGAAATTGCAGCCATGGCCTCCTGTGCGGCTTTCAGCGCTTCGACTGCGTTTTCACCATTGGCAGCATTGCGAATGCCAGCCAGCGCTGTCTCGATCACAGCCTCAGCATCACGAACGGTAGCGTTACGTTCCAGCGTGGAAACGTAATACGTCAGAGCTGATTTTGCCCAGACTATACGGCTTGACTCGAGTATCGTTGCGCTGTGTTCTGGCATGGTCTCACAAAGCAACAGCGGATCTATCACTCCGGTCCCGCGAGCCTGACGACAGATGCCGGAATAAATTTCACGGTACTGACGGACGGAAAATACGCTCGCCGGTATACGGGAAAGAATGCCCATAACCTCAGGATCGGTATTGCGCAGAAAAATTGCGCCAATAACCGCACCTTCCAGATCATTATTTTTCCATACCGGAGTCATCATGCGGTTATCCCGGCAGCAATTGCGCGATAGCTTTCCCAGCCAAACGCCAGGCGGTTTCGCCCACCATCGGTAACCCTGTCCACGATGCGCTCACCAATGGACTCTTTCAGTTGCTCAAAGGTCAGGTTGCTTATCAGGATTGTCGGAAGCACGCTCTCATAGCGGGCGTTGATGATTTCCTGCAGGATGGTCATTTCAGTCGGACTACCAAACTGAACGCCCACCTCGTCGATAATCAGCAGATCCAGCGATGCGAAACGCTCGATAACGTCTTCTTCAGCACTGTCAGCGCCGTGGCGCCACGTATTTTTCACAGCCCGGGTCAGGCGCATAACATCGGTGATTTCCACGCTTGCAAGATGATCGCGGATGATGCTCTTTGCCATGGACACGGCCAGGTGGTTTTTTCCTGTACCACAATTACCCGTCATGACAATCCCGGTACCAGCCTTCAGGCGTTCAGGCCAGCTACTGGTGTAACGCTGGCAGGCGGCAAGGTTTTTGCCGGCGTCCTGGTTGACAGCCTGATAGTTAGCGAATTCACAACCTTCAAAACGTCGGGCAATCCCGGCATTGTCCATCAGATCTGATACGCGTAGCTCTCGCAATCCAGAGTCGATGGCCACCAGATCTTCACGCACGCACTCCGGGCACCGGGAATGTTTAACATTTTCGGTACCACGAAACGCTTTACCAGTGAGCGACATGCGCTCATAGTCGCCATGTTTTTCGCACGCTACGGTGTGGACTTCGCCTGACTCCCAACTTCCCCACTGCCACGGTTTTTTATGTTCTACAGAGAACGCCAGTTCTTCGCGAAGTCCTTCGCGTTTCGCCAGCAGTGAATCCCTTTCTTCGCGTTGTTTGATGTTCAGCATTGTGTTTCCCCTTGTCACCAGTTGCAGTCTGATTGGCCGTAATCCTGTTCACTGAAGCCAGATACCGGAGGCGCACTGCGACGCCCACCTCCGGGAGCGGATGGAGTTTGCCAGGCTTCTTCAAAATGGCGATCGGGTCCAAAGAACGTTGCCGCCTGCTTGACGAACTGTGTGCCAGCATTCCCCGTTACTTTGACGTAGGCCGCATAGCGCTTAACGCCTGCCAGCATGTCCTCAGGCTTAACACCGTCTTTCAGGCGGGATTTCCAGGCTTTCCAGGCCGCTGTCTTGGAATTGCCACCAGCACGTTTTGGATATGCCTGCCAGGCTGTTTCAAATTCAGGTGAATAATCCTGCTTTGCGGAACGTGCCGGTGCAGAAGCGTTAGCGGATGCGCCAGTTTGTTTTAAAGGATCATTGACTGATTCTTTGACTGGTTCAAAAGAGTGACTGATTCTGGGTGCAGCTCCTGCACTACCCCCTGGTGAATCTCCTGCACTACCTGGTGAATTTCCTGCACCATGTAGTGAAGGATTTGCACTACCCCCTGGTGAATCTCCTGCACTACTAAAATCAAGGCGATAAACGTTGCTTGAATTACCTTTTGGCCCAGTACGAAGTTCCTTTTTTACCAGTCCACATTCGCAAAGGGCCTCAATGTGATTCATCACCGACCGCTTGCTGATCTCGCACTGATCAGCAATATGTTGGTACGAAGGCCAGCACTCCCCCAGATCACTGGCGTTGTCAGCTAGCTTAAGCAGAACAAGCTTACGCAGTGGATTGCCGACCTGAACTTTCATTGCTTTGACCATTAGTTCCATGCTCATGCTGCACCTGCCAATTCTTTGTCATGGGTAAACCCCCCGTTCCAATTCTTTTTCATCGGAAGGTGGCCTTTGAGATAGTGTCGATAAATCCATACCGCGCCTTTGCGCAGCAGGATTGGTTTGAAGGTGTCACGCATCTCACCGTCGTCCTGTTCCACCTGCCCTGGACGCTCGCTGAGGTACCGATCGCGCGCATAGTGATGAACCCGCCATAGTGGACGTCTGGCCTTTGGCTGGTCGTCGTAAAGCCAGTTATGATCAGCCAGAAACGCGTTAACCTGCTGGACGTTGACGCCGTTCAGTTGCTTACAGAACTGGCAAGGGGACATTCCCGGCTGAAAGAGATTTTCAAGATGCTCAATGTACTGCGCCTGCCTGTGGACGTAGGTGATCGCCTTGGTCTTGGACTCGTACTCATCAGCCCATGCACGCGCAGCGGCGGCTGGGTCATTGAAGTCCGGTAGACTGCTGCTGACTGGCGCCAGCTTGCCGGTGCGGAAGTCGAGAAAGGTCTGGTTAACCTGTAAACGAAACGACGGTGAGATCCACCCTGCGTACTCGATGGCCAGCAGTTCGTGGGCGAACGTGCCCGGCGCGATGCCGCCATTCACGGTGTCGATTGGTTTTTGAGCAGAGTGTAAATTTACATTCTGGTTCTCTTTCAATAAATTACGCTTAAGCTCTTCAGTGAGTTCTTTCGTGCTTTTTCGGCGTAACCATTGGCTCGGAGATTTATCCTCACCCGCTCCGCTCGCCTTATGCAGCGCATTCAGGTTAAATCGCCCGGCGGCATCCGTAGTGATTTCAACGCCTGCAATAACGGGCAGGCTTTCAACATTAACGCTTGAAACGTTCGGATGTTTATTGGTATTGTTTTTCATGGAATGATTCCTCGCAGTGTTATTCCGCAGATATGCAGGCAAAGTCAGAACAGGCCGGGCGGAGCCACTTCTCTTCCCGGCTTTTTCTTGCGCACTTTCCTCTCTGCTGTAGTCGCCCGTCCTTTAGCCCACCGGCGCGCGTAGTGGAGGCAATCGTCATATGCCCTACCTTTACGGGTTGCCTGCGACATCCGGCGGTAGTGGTCAACTCCGGCCAGCCCCCCCCTAAAGCCACCTGCTCAGAAAACCCCTCAGCCACCAGTTGTGCGGCGATATTCTTGCGAATAAAATCTACCGGATTCATACTGTTATCCCCTCCAGAAAATCAAACGAGACAGGACATGGAAAACCCGATCGCTAAACTTGCGCTTAACTACTGGTACAAAGTGCTTATCGCTGGTGGATTCTTTGTGTTCCTGGTTAACGGAACCGGGTTGCTCAGTGCGTACCCAACCGCCGCAACCGGATTTATCTCTCTCGGCTGTGCTTTGTGGGGGATTGGTGAGTGGATTAACCATCCCTACAAGGAGATCATTATTCCCGGCGTTTTCGGCCCTAGCGGTAAGATCTCCGGATACCCGAGATCGGCGAAGCCTGCAGGAATCGCGTTTAATGTTGTTGGTGGCGTTCTTATCGCTCTCGGGATCATTAAACTGCTCTAGCCGCCAGCCAATGAGCGCCACGGAATCTGTGTCTTCATCGATCACAACTGAGCCTGGATGCTGACGCTCCAAGTCGCACAACGCCGCCATCAATGATTTGAGATCTGAATGTTGTTGTGACATGTCACACCTCCGGACCGCTGTTTATGTGACGCGCGGCTCCGGGCTTCAAATTATTTTTCTTAGCTGGGAATGGTTTGCTTTCAAATGCGCTAACCTTTCCATCATCCGCCACGTGCACGACAATATTTCGTCCGGAGCGAACAGCCTTGCTGATGGCAATTTGAGTTACACCAAGCCGCTCGCCAGCCCTGACCTGGCCAATTTCGGAAGCATATTCCTTGAGGGTAAAAGTCATCATGTTGATAGCCCAATCAATAGTATCAAGAGTACTAAAATTTATAGTACTATCAGTATGAGACTTTTTCAAACTAAAGGTATTAAAATAACGCTATGAAAAATAAAAATCGCCTTACCGAAGAACAGCAGAGAGACTCGGAACGCCTCAAGGCCATATATGAGTCCAAGAAAAAAACGCTCGGGCTCACTCAGCAGGACATCGCAGATGAGCTAAACATCACGCAAAGCGCAGTAGGTCATTATCTAAATGGAAGAAATGCGTTGAATGTAAGCTCTGCCCTGATGTTTGCCAAAATATTAGAGGTGCAGATAGAGGAGTTCAGCCCACGCCTTGCTAAAGAATTGGAGCTTATGTACGCTGCTGCGCAGAACATAAAATTCGTTGCAAACTACGAAAAAATGCCATCTTATCCTGTGATTAGCTGGGTAAATGCTGGATCCTGGGCAGAGGCCTGTGAGCCTTACACCATCAAGGATATTGATGAGTGGCTTGAGTCCGATGTTAATGTAGAAGGGGAAGGATTTTGGCTGCGTGTGCAAGGCGATTCAATGACAGCACCAACGGGATTAAGCATCCCTGAGGGGATGGACATTCTTGTCGATACAGGAAGAGAGCCCAAGAACGGCAGCTTGGTAATAGCTAAATTAGATGATGCTAATGAGGCGACATTCAAAAAACTTGTGATTGATGGCGGACAAAAATTCCTTAAGCCTTTGAATCCTCAATACCCTTTAATGCAAGTTAATGGTAATTGTAGAATTGTTGGAGTTGTTGTAGAAGCCAAATATCGCTTCGTATAAAGATCCATTCCCATTGAAACCGGCGAAAGCCGGTTTTTTTTCAACTAAATTCCATTAAAAATCATACATTAATACCAAAAGTTATTGAATAAATTAATTTTAGTATTGATAATACTAGTACTTAGGGTACTATTAACTCATCGGCAAACAACGGAGCCAATGAGATGAAAACTTGCCAAGAAGTAAAGCCGTTTGATATTCATCAAAAACTAAAAAAAAGCAAGTACCAGTGGAGCTATATGCATAGCGTTGGAACCCATCAATGTGACGCTAATTATGAATTTCGAACCATTTTTATTGATGAAATGGAGCACGCGTTATATGAGCGTTATGGTAATTACTTTGTCCTGATCGATTTTTTCAAAAATTACGATGAAGCTTGTGACGAAGCGAAAAAAATAATCGACGACAACCCTGATCTGAAAAAGTTATTTAGCCGCTAAGTCTCAAAAAAAATTAACACCTTAACCGGTGCGGCATCACTCACCCTGAGGAAATGTAGATGAATATTGTTGTCAAAAGTAAAATCGTAAATAGCAAGGTTCATTCTGTGAATCAGGATAAAGACCTTTTATATATAAACAACGCGCACAAAACAGCAGAGTGCGCCAATAAATATGCGCATGAATTACGTGCGGAGTTTATCCAGTTACTAATGCCAGCAATCACACGCACTGATGTGAAGGTAGCTGGACGATTCACCTCGTTACTTAATGAGCTTTGCTTCATGACAAAAATGACAATGGAGAATACCTCCAAGGGGGGGGGCAATAATGACATTTTTGAAAGATAAAGCGGCACACAAAACGGCAAAACTCTTTGTCTCTTACGGCAATAGCTATCTGCATATTGCCAACCTGTTTTTGCGCAAGGCTTACGGGAGGTGATTATGGAGAAGATACAGATAAGAACTAAAAAAGCGGCTGACCGGGCTACTGAAGAGATGAGCATTCACGCAGAACATCTTTATTACTTACTGCAAACGCTCGCCGAAAACTTCAATAAAATGGAAGATGCTCAAAAGTTTAGTCTTATTGAAATAGCATGGAATTTTTCCGGCGATTTAAATGCCTGGTTTAGCGCCCGGGAGTCGGCGAAAAATGAAAAATAACACCATTGAAATTTATCGCCGTCGCATTGCTATTGCGGCGTTAAACCGAATGAAACGCAAGGCAGGCGCTTATCGCCTTACCGTTTCAATGCCAGATGGCGATATCCAGTTTATTGATATTGACGAAGAAGCAATGCTGCAACTTTTACAGCGTTTTGAAAAACAAGCGCGAAATGAATTTGCAGCAGAGGCAGAGACGTTTCTTCGCCAGACGTATATGAAAAGTGTCGATATTAACGGACACACCGAATATCTGACCGAAACAGGGAAGATGATTGTTGACGAGATTTTTGCGGAATTAACTAAACACGCGAAAGAGAAATATGTGTGTGGAGGAATTAACTGATGGCTTCACAACAAATAATTATGCACGGTGTGCAGATCCCCCCCCCCAGTCCTCAATGTGGATCTGCATGTCCTTCCGGACTTCACCGGGCGCGTTGTTCTTTATATCGAAAACGGTCGGGTTACATGCGATCGCCGGCTTTTTGATGATGAGCACATTTGCGCTCTGGACACATTTATCGAAATGGCTCGCGAAATGGAGCTACGGATTGAAGAGGTTACAGGTGGCACTGACAGCAATTCGAATACCTGAGCGCGTTCACCTGCAGGCGATGCAGGTCCTGCTGCGATACCGACGAAAGCGAGTATATGCACGACGTATGCGGCGTACCGGCTATCTCAGCCTGAAGGTTAATCCGCGCTGGAGGCTGTTATCGAAAGACGATGGCCGGAACTGGGAAGTAATGAGTCATGAAAAATATTCAGGGGAAATAAAACGATGATCGACAACCGCATCGCCAGCGCCATTGACCTGGCTTTTCAGATACACCATACGCCTGTGGGCAATCTGTTCGTCGCCATGCGTCATGGTCGCATGAAGCGCTGTTTCAGCCGTGACACCGCGATCCGCTATCTGGCGTTCTTCATGACCACCTGGGCATTCGAGGCATCGGGCTTTATGTGCCGCCATCCTGACGTAAAGGTGAGCCATCCGGTACACGGTGAAGTCTGGGAACGCGGCGATGTCTCGAAAGAGTATCACTTCGCCCACCAGCGCTGCATTCGTCGTCTACGCCGAATCCTGGCGCGTAAGCGCGATATGCAGAAATGGTGCGAGAAATGGGACGCCATGCATGACCGCTACGTGAAAGAACGCGAAGAACTTAAGTCCAGCAAACCAGCGGAGGTACGTAATGGATCGCACAGCATTTAACCCGGAACCTACGTCAACCGGCATCCGGTTTGGTCGCCGGGTTATTGGCTACTCTGCTGCCATTCGCGAACTGGATAACGGTCGTTATGACAAAAACATCGCCGATGGCATGAACATTCTGGCCTGCGTCATGGAGGCGGTAGAAAGCAACTGGATCACGCTCAACATCGAGAAGCAAATCATCGTCTGGCGCTGGTTGCTCGCCGCGGTATTCATAACCGAGGAACTGGAAAAGAACGGGACTGTCGAGGTACCGAACGACGAAGGCGGCGTTGATACAGCCGTTATCTATTCGGGCGATCACGGTTCAATCAGCGTCTACCCCGGGCCGGAGCGCTTTGCACTCGCTAACCATATTGAGGCAGGTGCCATTGAGAAATACGGGCCTGTCGTTGGACAGCAACTGGCACTACGGATGTATCAGGACATGGTTGTTGCTGATGACGACTTTGGATTCAGGTTGTCCGCCATGGGCCGGGACGGCTTCAACCTTCTCCATGACAGCTTTATCGAACAAATCCAGACCGAAGGTGTGCCAGACATGCCGATCATGCACTAAGGAAAGAACAGTGAAAAATGAACTTATCAACGTGTGGTTTCGAGTCACGTTCATGGTGACCGAGGGGAATGAACGTCGCGAATACTCAATCTTTACCGAGGGCAATAGCGAGACAGGGGCAGCGGTATCTGCCGCAGTCAGCATCTGCGAAGGCCGTGACGGATTTAGCAACCCTACGTTCAAATCTATCCGCATCGCGACCTACGGCGAAGCAGACTCACTCAATGCCGAACTTAACGCGATCGCCGAACGTGAAGAGAAAGAACTGGAGGAAGAAGGCGATGAATAACCAGCTTAACACAGGCAGCAAATCAAACCTGAAACTGATCAACGGCGTACCAATGATGGGAAGTCGTAATATTGCAGAAATTACAGGTAAGAAACCAGCGCATGTTGTTCGTGATATTGAGTCCATGCTGGAATCCCTCGGTAAGCATTATCCAGAACTGGATGATTATGATTCTGCTGAATTTTCTATCAAAAGGAAGATGTACAACGGTCGCATTGTAATTGACGAAATCTGGCTCAACGAAACCCTCTCTATGACCCTGGTGACTGGCTATGACGCATGTCGCCGTCTGGCCCTCGTCGAGCAATGGCAGGGGATGAAACAGGAGCTATCCCAGCCGCGCATTACAGCTCAACCCGCACAGCCAGCACCAGTGGCAAACCACGATATTCTTTCGCTGGCCCGCGTGGTTGCCGAAGCAACCGCATCAGCGACGATGAAAGCGGTTTTGGAAGTCAGCGGTACTAGCCTGGTTGCTGCTGCGACCGTATCTCCCGCAGAGCCACAGCAACGCATCAGTTCGACTGAATTCGTGAATACCGATGCTGAGTTTGTTCCGGTGCATAAGATTTCGTGGGAAACCGGTCTGTCCGATCCTTCCTGCCGTCGCCTCGTTCGGTTCGCAAACCTGCCATCCAGACAGTTACCAGGCGTTCGTGGCCTGTGCGTGCATCGTGAATCATTCCTGCATGCCTTTCAGGTGCTGCTGGAAGAATCCACTCCCCCGAATGGTAAGCGCAAGCGCTGGCAGCACCCTGAGTTTGGCGGTTTCGTTCTGCGTAAGGATCCGAAAGAGATCTTCGAGGAGGTGGAGGCATGATCATCCAGTCGAAACTTATCCGCGCCGCCCTGGTGTGTGCTGCGAAAAACGATGTCCGTTACTACCTGAATGGTGTGCATATCACTCCGAAATATATCGAGTCCACTAACGGGCATGTTGCGTTGCGTATGGAGCATGGTATCAGGACGAAGAAAAATATCATCGTTCAGTTTGAAGGACCCGTTCCGGCGAAAGCGGAAACCACCGAGCTGGTATTTAACAAAGAGGCGTTTGCTATTCACCGCGACGCATTCGAACGCCGGATTTCGATCACCGGCATCAAGCTGGTTGACGGACGCTTTCCCGACATGGAGCGCGTTATGCCGAAAAAGGTGGATTTGAGTATCAATCCGGTTATCCAGGCTGAATATCTCAGCTATCCGGAAAAGATGTTTGGTCGCGAGCGGAAGTTTATTCCCATCCAGTTACGCCCTTCCGGTGAGGCTGGAGCGGTACGCATTCAGTTCGATCCAGTGATCAACACCACATACGGTAACCCTGAGTTCGTCGTGATGCCGTGCCGTGATGATGCTTTCAAAATTGTTGAGGAGTATCTGGCATGAAAATCCAATACCAGGACTACGGCACCGTAGCAAACATTGTGATCACCAGTACCGTGTTTGAGTTCCGGAAACATAACCGGGTGGTTGACGCCACCCTGCTCTGCACGCCAGGCATCATTGCAAGCCGCAGCGGCATGTTTTTCATGAAATCAGTTTTGTCCGGTAAATCCCGCGATATGTTGCGGGCCTACAAAACCGTACAGCGGGAGGCAAAGCGATGAAGTCATTCCTCCTGTCCATGCTGTTTGGTCTGCTGCTGGTGTCCGTCGTTTTCGGCGCGCTGATTGAATAATTGAATATAAGTTTTTGATAGGTTTCTGATGTTATGGGAGTAAAAAAGTGAGCGAAATTAAAACCCCAGTCGCATGGCTACTTACCGACCCGGAATTCGGGCATAAGGTGGCGACTCACGCTGAGTACACGCTGAACTTTTACCGCGCTAAGGGTTGGAAAGTAACACCCTTACAGATCGCCCAGCCAACGTCGATAGCGCTGGATACAAACGGCTTCCTTCCCTGTCCGTTCTGCAACTCACCAGTGAAGTGGTGCGGGGAAAACGGCGTGGATCCGGATGATAACCACGTATGCCACCACATCCAGTGCACTAACCATGAATGCGGCGCCGATTTTGACTTTATCAATACCGGAGATGATTTGTTGCCTGATGATCCTGAAACTCTTGACGCAATGACGGCGGCAGAATGTTTGCAGCCTCTGCGTAACGTATGCCTCAGCAGATTTAATAGCCGCGCCGCCCTGCTTCAGGGTAAAGCCCAAAGCGCTAAGTTGCTGCCCGGCATCAAACCAGCACAGGAACTGGATTCTGCGACTAAAAAAGCCGAGTCGCAGCCCGGCAACTATCAGTTGATTCTGGATTGTTGGGTTGCCTGCAGCGAGCGGATGCCAAGCAAGGGGCAACGGGTACTGGCGTTCGTTGACTTCGATAGTTCAAAAGTCACGCCGCTGGTAAAAGATGCTGAGTATACCGGCAGTACATTCAGGATCGGACCGAATACCGTCAACGCAGAGGGTGAACCGCGTGTAACGCACTGGATGCCACTGCCAGCAGCACCGCAGCAGGAAGTAAAGAATGGCAACGATGTCACCACTGGTAAACCGTTGACCATCACCCTGCCCGATATCACGTCAAAGGTGTTCTGGAGTGGCACCAGAAAGAGCGAAACATTCCATCCGGAAACCTATAAGCGCTGGGTGAAAGAAGCTATCGAGCGAGCGTGCGTTATCGCCAGGATCGGCGTGGAGGTGAAGTAATGCAGAAATCATTTATCAATACAGACAAACTGAACTCTGTAAATGACTGCCTCCAGCAACTGGTAAACGCTGAAGAAGCACAACTGAGCATTGAAAATCAGTTAGCCAGTTCAAACAGCAGCAGCGAATGGAGTGTGTGGCGCAAAAAGGCAGAGAATGCCTTGCGGGTTGTAAAAGCAAAGCGTCGCATCATTACAGCTCGCCTTGCAGTTCTCCGCCAGATTGAAAAAGAGAACAACATGCAATTCCACCAGCAGCACAACGATTATCTGGTTGCTGAGTTGAAGCTGATCGTTACCCCATCCTCGTTTGAGCGTTGTGTTCGTCGGGCTAATGAAAAGTTGGGGGGATCAATTGAATAAGGTATTTGAAATGTGGGTGCGCCAGCGGTACGGAAACCGCTACGACCTCTCGAGGGATCAGGAGGGGTTCTACTGCCGGGAAGTGGTTAAGAGAATGTTTGAAGTCTGGTGCCACTGCCGTGGCCTGAACGTGGTGTGAGGTGGGTATGAGTGATATTGAAATGATTGACGAAAAAGAAGTGATGCAGATGATCCGGGTTTCGTCTCGTATGACCATCTGGAAATACACCAAGCATCATAACTTTCCGAAACCGATCCGCACCCACCCCAAGCAGTACTTACAATCTGAGGTGGAAGCGTGGATTTTAAACGGCGGCATTAACCAGAAATCTTCTTGA